CTTCTGAGGTAGCCGACGTACTCGATAAGGCTGGCGTAGACTTTAACACCCTACAATCTGAGTATGACCAACAAGGTGGACTTACTGAAGGCTCTTACGAGCAATTAGAAAAAGCAGGTTTCCCCAAATCACTGGTTGATACATGGATTGCAGGACAACAAGCTGTTGCAAACGACATTCACGAACAGGTCTTCGGCTCTGTTGGTGGTGAAGATAGTTATAACCAGATGGTCGAATGGGCCGGTGATAACTTACCCCAATCTGACATCAATGCCTTTAACACGGCTGTCGAGTCAGGTGACATAAACATGGTAAACTTTGCGGTTAATGGTCTAGCTGCTCGATATCGATCTGAAGTTGGAACCGAACCCAAGCTCGTACAAGGCGAGACAAGCGGCACTTCAGGCGGGTCTTATCAATCTGCTGCGGAATTAACAGCAGCAATGCGTGATCCTAGATATCAGTCAGACTCCGCTTACCGGAAAGCTGTAGCTGATAAGCTAAAGCGATCCAACGTGTTCTAAGTTTATGTCTCTTTGGCCTCCCTTCGGGGAGGTCTTTTTATATCTACTAAGCAAAATACTATTACTGAATGATTACCTTTGGCCTTCTGCGGAAGACAACCTAAGAGAAAAGGATGTGATGGGTATGCTGAGTAAACACACAAAACAAGCTCAACTATTCATTACTAAAAGGTAAACAAATAATGGCACTTCCTGATCAAAATCCTAGTCGTCTAGGTCAGGTCAACGCTTCTGGCGGTGATCGTGAATTATTCTTAAAACTGTACGCTGGCGAAGTATTGACCGCTTTTGAAGAGAAGAACATCTTCATGGGTCTGCACCGCACCCGTACTATCTCTGGCGGTAAGTCTGCTCAGTTCCCAATGACTGGCGTTGCTTCTGCTAAGTACCACACTCCCGGTGAGATGATCGAAGCAGACAAGATCAAGCACGGTGAGCGCACTGTAACTGTAGATGACCTGTTGGTCTCTAGCCAGTTCATTGCCTCAATCGACGAAGCTATGAACCACTATGACGTTCGCAGCATCTACTCGAAAGAAGCCGGTTTTGCTCTTGCAAACACTGCTGACAAAAACATCGCACGAGTTATTGCTAAAGCAGCAATGATCAACAACGCTGGCGAAGCAGCTTCTTTGCCCGGTGGATCGTTCGACGATGAAGTCTACACCAACAACGTAACAATTGGCTCTACTGCTTCTGATTCAGAAGTAGGTGCAGAGATTGTTCGTTCTATCTACGACGCTCTTGAAGAGTTCGATAAGAAAGACATCACTGGCGAGAAGAAGTGTGTACTTCCTCCACGTCAATACTACGCCCTACTGAACGCTACTGACGTTACTTCAGCCACTTGGTTGAACAAAGACGTTGGTGGAGCTGGTTCTGTATCTGGTGGTGTAGTTCCTCAGGTTGGTGGCGTTAGCATCTTCATGTCTAACCACATCCCAACTACTGATGAATCTGTAACTGGTGGAACTCCTGATCCTCTATCACGCACTGGCGCATACAAAGGCGACTACAGTGGTGTTAAAGGTCTGATCTTCGCTGAAGACGCTGCTGCTACTGTTAAGCTGCTCGATCTCGGTGTTGAGTCTGAGTACCAGATCGAACGTCAAGGCACTTTGATGGTTGCTAAGTACGCTATGGGCCACAACGTCCTACGTCCTGCATCAGCTATCGCTTTGCTTGGAGCGTAAGAAATCTATGGGGTCACCTTCGGGTGGCCCTTTTTTTGTTTTCAAGGAAATATTATGACCCCTACAACCAAGCTAGAAGCTGTCAATATAATGCTCTCGACCATTGGGGAAAGCCCAGTAAACAGTCTTTCGTCAGGCTTGGTCGATGCGGAAATGGCAGAAACAATACTCAACTCGATTAATCGTGCTGTCCAGTCAGAAGGATGGAACTTTAACCGAGAGCAAAATTTCAAGATGGGACCTACACTCGATGGTGAGATCGTAATCCCAAACAATACCCTACGTGCTGATGCTACTTTGCGCCCTGATAGCAAGGACTTAGTGCAGCGTGGGCAGAAGATGTATGACAAAAAGAACCATACATTCAAGATCGACCGAGACGTGCAGCTTGACCTAGTAGTACAACTAGAGTTTGAAGACCTGCCTGAAGTAGCTCGTCGATATATCGCTATCAAATCGTCAAGAATCTTCCAAGATCGTGTCGTCGGCTCTGATACCTTGCATGGCTTTAACCAGCAGGATGAAGCCCAATGTTACTTTGAGCTTAAAGAGTTCGAGTCTGACACTGAAGATTTTAACATAATGGATAACTACTCAGTCTACCGTGTAATGGATCGAGGAACAGTGAGGTTGAGATAATGGCTCTAATTAGTGCGTCAATACCAAACCTTATCAACGGAGTTACTCAACAGCCCCCGTCTCTAAGATTGAAAACTCAAGGTGAGTTACAAGAGAATGCGGTGTCTTCTGTTGTTAATGGTCTCTCAAAGCGTCCCGGTACAGAACTCGTTAAAAATATAGGGTTGGTACAGGGAGCAGATAAGGCTTTCATCCATACCATGCGTAGAGATGAGAATGAATATTACACTCTAATCGTCACAGATGATGCTATTAGAGTATTTGACCAAGAGGGAGTTGAACGTACTGTTACTATTAACGGTAACTACCTTGATGGTTTAACAAACCCAGCAGAACAAATAGCTGCTACTACCATTGCTGACTACACATTCATTGTGAACAAGACAGTGGTGACAGAGGAAGACCCTACAGTTACTGCAACCAGACCCCCAGAGGCTTTGGTGTATGTAAAGCAGGGCGACTACACAACTAAGTTCACTCTTAAGATTACCAAGGGTGGTCAAGTATATACACGTACAATCGAAACAATGGGTTCAACACAGCCTGATGATGCTACTGCTCGTAAAGCAGAACGCTCAATTCAGACTGACCGTATTGCTGATAACCTAAGACTTAACCGTACTCCTGAATCTCAGTATTATGGGTCTGCATATCAAGGAGGAGGAGGGCAGGGAGAACCTTCTTTTCCAATTCCAACAATGATCTCAGTAGTCATACCGGGCATTCAGTACACTATGTACGGCAACGTAATCCACATTGAGTCTACTGATGGACAGGACTTCCAAGTAGGAGTTACTGACTCACGAGGTGATCAGAACATCTTTGCTTTCAAGGAAACGGCAGCAGACTTTAAGAAGCTACCCCCAGACGGTCCTGAAGATTATGTGATTGGTGTTGTTGGTGACAACGACAAGGGGCAGGACGACTACTATGTACGTCTTCTCTCTCAATCTACTGGTGATCAGGTATGGAAAGAAACTATCAAACCGGGCAGTAAGACTACTATCAAAGCTGACACGTTACCTCACCAGTTAGTGAGTAACGCTGACGGAACATTCACGTTCCAAGAAGCTACATATAAAGAACGAGAAGTAGGTGACGAGGATACCAATCCATTCCCTAGCTTCATAGGTCTCCCCCTAAATGATATCTTCTTCCACCGTAACCGCCTAGGTTTCTTGGCTGATGAGAACATCATTCTGTCTGAGGCCGGTCGCTTTGATGAGTTTAACTTCTTCAAAAGGACCACTCTTACCCTGCTCGACACTGATCCGATTGATGCTGCCGTATCAAACAACAAGGTATCGATACTTAAACATGCTGTACCATTCAACGAAAGCTTGCTGCTGTTCTCAGACTTGACCCAGTTCCGTCTGACAGCCGATGACTTGCTTACACCTGAGACTGTAGCGTTAGACGTTACAACACAGTTCGAGGCTTCATTGAAAGCCAAGCCTGTAGGTGCAGGTCGCTATGTATTCTTTGCTACTAACCGGGCCAAGTGGTCTGGGCTGCGAGAATACTTTGTTGATATTGATGCAGAAGTTGATGATGCTGCTGACATTACAGCACACGTCCCTGAGTATATCCCCGGTGAGATACGTAAAATGGAGGCATCTTCTAACGAGGACATGCTCCTTTGTTTATCTACTGAGGACCGTAAGTCGATATTCGTGTACAGTTACTACTGGCAAGGAACAGATAAGCTACAATCAAGCTGGTCCAAATGGACGTTTGACAGTGAAGTATTAAACATAAGCTTCAACAAGTCAGACATCGATATCCTTATGAGCTATGACACACCCGGCAACCCTGTAGTTCACCTTGAGCGTATCAACCTTTCTACGGATGAGGCTATCGAATACACTGAGAAATCTCATGGTATCTGCTTAGACAGGCGACAAATCTGGAACTCAGATAGACCCCTGCAAGATAGTGTAGCCAGACCTTATGAGGAACCACTGCTAATCAGCGATAAGGGCTTTGTGTTGGATATATTCCAAGCTAACGCTTATGTTGAAAGTGGCGGTACTATGTTCGTAGGCTACCCTTATGACTTCCGTTACGTGTTCTCCGAGCAGGTGATGAAGAATAACAATGAACCTATGACAACAGGGCGTTTACAATTGCGTAACATGTCTCTGGTGTACAACGATACAGGATCATTCGAGGTAGTAGTACGACCTAAGGCTCGTGATGAGAGTGTTAACAAGTTCAATGGCCGCATTATCGGTGCATTGGCTAACATCTTAGGCAGTGTAGCTATCGAAACAGGTATCTATAAGTTCCCCGTGTTGGCGAAATCCAATGAAGTAGAAATAGAAATTAGAACGGATAGTCACTTACCTGCTGCTTTCCAAAGCGCAGAGTGGGAAGGCTACTTCGTAATGAGGTCTCAACGACTATGAAACCATACTATCGTCCAGCCACTCTGGATGATGCGTATGATCTCGCTCCTAGGCTTCGTCAGATCGACGTACAGGAAGTTAAAGACTCTAGTGGTGTAACTGCCCTAGATGCTTTGCTTTTGTCTGTACAGGCGTCTGACGAGGCTCACAGCATTATAGCCACTGATGGTGAAGTGGTTGGCATGTTTGGTGTTTCACCGACTGCTGACCCCACCCTCGGTGTTCCGTGGCTACTCTGCTCTGACCGGCTACCGGAAGTAAGGAGAGAGTTTATACCGCAAAGCAGGGAGTGGGTGATAAAAGTAAACAAGAAGTATGATGTCCTATTTAACTATGTGGCGAAAGAGAATTTCGTAGCCATCAAATGGTTAAAAAGTTTGGGCTTCAACTTCACTCAAATCATTGACCACTTTGGTGTTGGTCAGAAACCCTTTTATGAATTTGTAAGGATAAACGATGTGTGATCCAGTTACCGCTATGACAATAGCTTCAATTGGTTCTTCTGTCGTCCAGTTCGCAGACGCATCGCAGCAAGCGAAGATGACTAACAAGCGCAACGCTGCTGCCCGGTTACAGATTACACAAGCACGTGATGATAAAAATCGTCAATCAGCCCTACAAACAGAACAGTTACAAGGACAAAAAGCCCAAGAGAAGATGGATAGAAACATCGAAGCTATGGAGCTTACTTCTCGTGCTGCACTGTCGGCAGGTGAAGCTGGTGTAGGTGGACGTGTAGTTGATGCCGTAATGACAAAATACGAACGTGACAGATTAACCAGTAATACAAACCTTAGTGCGGATATAGATAACCTTGGTGTTCAAGGTATGTATGACCGTCGAGGCATCGAGGCAGAAGCCCAGTCTCAAATCAATCAATACCAGCCTGTTAAAGGGCCGAGCGTTCTTGGCTTAGTAGCCGAGATAGGCATGGCCGGGGCTAGTCACAAATATATGAAATCCCTAAAAACATAGGAAATTAAAATGGCAAAGCGTGTACTTGTCGAAAGGTTGCGACCACAAACTCAACAAGAAGTTGTTGTGCGCCCTGTCGATACCTATGAACGTCCGGCTCCTGTACAAGAAGGAAGCCTAGCAGAACTATCAAGGTTTGTTCAGCGACTTGAACCCAAGTTCAGTAAGTTGATGCAAGCTAAAAATGAACAACAGAAAGAAGAAGATAAGGCGAATGCAAGAGAAATAGCAGAGCGTGAGACTGCTGCCTATGATGAGCTTGTTAAGTCAGGCAAGATAGGACCAGAGGAAAGCCCTGTATTTCGCTTCGCCTTCAATGAAACTCGTGGAGAGACACAAGGCTATGAATTTATTCAGGAAGCAAGTGAAGCGTACTCTCGTGATACTATTGCCGGTGCTACTGACGCCTCTGGCTTTGATGAGTGGTATCAGCAATACTACTCTAATTACGTAGACAACAACCAAGATGTGTTGGGCGGTGATGGAGCATATGGGACGTTCTCTCGTGTTGCTGGCCAAGCCCGTAATAACCTTCTGAACTCACACTTAAGCAATGTTAAGAAAAACTTTGCTGCCGCACAGTCAGCCGCTTACGATAACTGGGTATTCAATAGCCTAGATCAAGCTGACCTAACTACTCCTGAAGGACAGATCGCACTTAGAGATAGCTTTAATATCAAGCAAGGTGATCTCGCTGCTTCAGGTGGCCCTGAATATACATATACCAAGCTTAATGCTAGTACAGTAGACGCAGTAATCTCTTATCACGCAGCCAACGACTTTGATATTGTAGGTCTTGAGCGTACCTTAGGTACTCTGTCAGGTGGCACAGGTCCTCTTGGAGGAACAGCCTATGCCCGTGAACAGATTGCAGAAGCTAGGGTTACGTTTGCTAAAGAACGTATCGCAGCAGAGCAGCGTGAAGAAAGCTACAGAACTATAAACGAGTCCCGTACCAAAGATAATGTCGATGGTATCTTCTGGTCTGAGTTTATGAACAACAACTACAACGTAGATGCTATTTATGATTCATTAGACCCACAGCAGAAAGCAGATATGGCAGAGTTCTACCCGGAAGGGATTGGAGAATTGCTTAAAGCTTCTCAAGAGTTTCAAGCCAAACGCTTTACTGAACCTATGCACCCTGCTGCTGAAGCCGATATACGCCAACAGTTAGAAGCACTAAACCCAGCAGAAAGGGTTCAACGTGTTATTGATCTAACAAAGACAGGACGTATCACCGACACAGGTTCTATGAATCGTTTGATGTCTTGGGCTTCGTCCTCAAGAGCCGCTGCTGAGAAAGGTATCAACGTAGACGCTACCAAAGACCCTATCTATAAGGACTACTTTGAGCGTGAGTTTAAAGCAAATACAGACAAGTATACTGGCGATAATACAAACAGATTATATTACTTCCAATCTAGTTTCTATGAAGTCTTCGACGAAGTAGATGAAGCCGGTAATAGAACTTGGGATACATATTCTGCTGCACGTAAACTGCAAATTATGAATGGTATTATGGGAGAAGTTAACACTGCGTTGGATCAGTCCGACCAAACTCTCTTTGAGAATACTTCCAACACAATCAAACCTAAACTGGGTCAAGACGGTAAGCCAATGGTGATCAATGGCAACGTCGTCTACGAGCGCAGTACAATGAAATAACGGAGAAATATAGTGGCTGAATATACAATCGGAGGGCAACGAGTTGTCATCGATGAGTCTGACAGTCCCTCTCCCGATGAATTACAAAAGCGCATTGAAGCAGCTTTACAATCAGAAACCGTACCTCAAGAGGAAGTAGTACCTAGTGCTGCCCCTGTTGAGGCACAGCCCGAAGCTCCGCAGGTTGCTACTGAAGCAGTCCCTGAACAGGAGGAAGAAGGCTATGGTTTCATGGACCACGTTTCAGAGATACCTGAGGGTATTGCTGAAGGTGCTACTAAAGCTATAGCGAATACGAGTAACTTAATTAACCGAGTTACAGGTGGCCGTTATAACGCAATGGGTGATTGGTTTAATGAGAACGTAGCTAACCTTGGTTACATTCATATCGGTGAGAATGGCGTCCAATGGACCGCAGATAAGATTGACTCTGCAAGTCCTGAATTTGAAGACGATGCTGTCGAATTACTAAACACAGAAACGATGACCGGAGACCTGACTTCAGGTATCTCTCAATTTGCAACGGGCATGTTAATGACCCGTGGTGCTGGCTTTGCTGGCAATAGTACCGCAGCTTTGGCAGGACAAGGTATCGTGGCAGAGAACTTAGCGTTCAACCCACATGAAGATCGCCTATCAAATCTTGTTGAAGAATACCCCAGCTTACAAAACCCTGTAACCGAATATCTATCTGCTGATCCAGAAGACTCTGAAGCTGAAGCTCGTTTGAAGATGAGCATAGAAGCATTAGGTTTTGAGGCAGCAGGTCTCGCTATATACTCTGGCGTAAGAGCTTACCGTAACTATAGTAAAGGTCTCGAAGCTGACCCTGATGATATGAAAGCAGTAGAGCAGTGGGTAGATTCCCAAGCTCCAGATGTGGACGTAGCTATCTCAGAGTTAGATGCAAAGATGGCCCAAGCTGTAGATGCTGAAGCTAAACTACGCACAACCTATAACGCTGTAGACGCTAAAGCAGATGTGTTGACCCCTGAGACAGTTGCAGGGATTAAAGCAGACGCACGTGGCGAAGCAATCGAAGCTACACCCAACACTGTTGTTGAGCGTGGTTCAGAATTGTACGGCTATGGCGTAACAAAAACAAATAAAGAATTAGTACAACAAGCAGATGATGTAATCGCAAAAGCGTTTGTAGATAGCCCAAGTGTACTAAGAGGTATTGAGAACCTTAAAGCATCTCTATCGACTAAAGACTTTGACATCTATGTCACTGCTGCTGGTCGTGTATTGCAGATGACTACTCGCAACCTCGCAACAGCCCATAAGGGTTTAAAGAATGCAGAGACTGATCTTAAGTCACACTTCGACCAGTTAGATGCACGTACTGACCTCTCCCCTGAGGAAGTAGTTACAATGAAGCAGGAGTTACAGACTAACTTCCTGACTCATCAGAACAGCTACAGAGAAGTACGTAACGACTACATCGAAAGTGTTATGGCTTTCCGTGGTGGTTCTACCACTGCTGGTCGTGCTGTTCAGGTTAACAAACTGTTCCAGAACTTTGATGTACCACCACAGCAAGTGGAAGCACACTTCGACAAGCTACTGCGTAACCTACCTAACGATAAGGTACGTAACAGCTTCGTTGCACGTGCAGTCCATACGCTTAACACTAAGACTAAGGACGTGTTCAAGGCACTCGACGAGTTATTCATCGCTAACATCTTGACCGGCTTTAAGACACACGTGGTTAACACCGTAGGTAACGGGGCAACTACCTTATATCTACCAGCCGAACGAGCTTTGGCAGCAGGTGTACGTGTATTAGGTGGTGATGTTAAAGGCGGCACAAAGCAATTCCGTGCAGCTATGGCAACCTTTACCGGGATGCGACACAACATTAACGAAAGCGCACGTCTCGCAGTAGAAGCTTACAAGATTGGTGATACCATACTTGATAACAAAACTACTTACGAGATGCAGAGCCGTACCATCATTGGTAACGACCTTCCCTTTGAGAAGAAGACACTCTCCGAACTAGGTAAGTTCATCACACTTAGGGAAAGCGAGATAACTCTTTCTGACCTTTTGGGTACAGCTATGAGAGCGTTGTCCACACGAGCGTTGGCTACTGAAGATGAGTTCTTTAAGAACCTTAACTTCCGTTCCTACACTTTCGGTAATGCTTATGCTGATGGCTTAGATGAAGCAGCAGCCCAAGGACTTAAGGGCGCAGACGCTAGAAACTTCGCTAAAGAGAGAGCCGGTACTTCCGTACAAAGAGCAGTCGATGAGCAGATGATGCTCAGTAAGAACTCTATGCCTGATGATTTAGGTGTGGAGAACTATCGTGCAGCTTCTTTGCAGTATGGTCGTGAAGCTACCTACACTCAAGGTTTGAGTAAAGGTGGTGCAGCTTTCCAAGGGGCGGTTGAACATGTGCCACTCGCACGTCAAATCTTCCCATTCGTTCGTACACCATTGAACCTAATTAGTGCTTCAATGCAGCGCAGTCCTTTAGCTCCCCTTAGTGGACGCTGGAGAGATGACATGGCTGCTGGTGGTGAGCGTAGAGCGTTAGCTATGACCCGTCTTGCATTAGGTACAGCAATCGTAACTAAGTTTATGAATGACTTTGCCGATGAAGAGATGCAGTTTGAGCGTCAAGAAGGCGTAGAGTTTTATGGTGCTGGTCCTATGCAGATAGGCGCACGTCAAAACCAGCAAGAACTAGGTGGTGTAATCTTTGGTTCTGTTCGTGCCGCAGATGGTACGCAGTATCAGATCAGCCGCTTTGATCCTTTCTCAACTATCTTTGAAGGTATTGGTGTTATCCAAGACCTGCATCGTAATGGACAGACACAGGAAGCAGACGATCTTACTTTAACCTACGGCCTAGCATTGGCACGTATGTTTGGTAACGACACCTATGCTACCTCGATCCGTCAGGTGATGCAGTCAATGAACGATGAGCGAGGACTTGATAAGTTCTTGAGGGGACGTGTAGGGCAGTTAATGCCTCTATCAGGTTTCACCAAAGGCATGAACCAAACGATGGACCCGTTCCAACGTGAACTCCGCAGCTATACTGATGCTGTAATGGCAAGCTTACCGGGCGGTTCTAGCTCACTTGCACCTCGATACAATCTTATAGGCGAACCCGTGGAAGCACCTAAGTATGCTACCATTGGTATGTTCCCTGAAGGTATCGAGTCGATGATGTCTCCTATTATGACAGGTCAGGTCAAGACTGATCCCGTCGCAGTAGAGATTGTTAATCAGAATGTATCCACGATCAAACAATCACCTCTACTCAAGGGCGGTGTGATCGATCTTAACGACGAGAGGTTTGCAACGAATGCACTGGGGGAGTCGATCTATGAACCTAATCGAAATGCGTATGACAGATTTAATGATATTATGGCTAACGAACGGCTTTTTGGTCAGCTTACTCTTAGAGAGTTCTTAGAGAAGACCATTACCGGAAATGCCTATCAGGAAAAGCTTACCGATAGTGTACGTGTGCAAACACCTACAGGTAAAAAAGCTTCTGTTATGTATGCAGGTTCACGCTCTGACATTCTTACCGCAATCATTGCTGATGCAAAATCATTCGCACTTGAAAGGCTCCGCAGGGAAAACCAAAACCTAGACGCTGCTCTGAAACTACATGAGCAGAACAAAGGGTTAGCGTTCTCTGAGAAGGGGCAAGACAAGATGCAGGAACTCAATGCTCCACTAGAAGGTAACTAAATGGCATACTCATATATAAAAGTCTCGGCAGCAGCCGGGCAAACAAGTGTGCCGTTTGACTTCGATTATCTAGCTACCACAGAACTTAGAGTAAAGATCAACGGGATTACGACCGCAGCTTGGTCGTTAACCTCCCCTAATGTGATTGGTCTTAACTCTGCTCTTGGTGGCGGTGATATCGTTGAAGTTGAACGTCTCACAAACCTTAATACCCGTGCTGTAGATTTCTCGTCTGGTGCTGTACTTACAGAAGAAGACTTGGACTTATCAGCGCAGCAGGTGTTTAACGCAGCGCAGGAAGCTATCGACACAATTGAGCGCAACCTGTCCCTTGATTACACAAACAACTACGATGCAAAGGGCCGTAGAATTAAAGATGTTGCTTACGGTGTTGAACCGGGCGACGTTATTAGCAAGGCCCAGCTAGACTACGACTACCCAGCAGTTAAAGATGTCTCTGACAACATGAGTGATGTTAATGACATTGTAAGTAACATGGCTGATGTTAATCGTCTTGAAGACAGCATTAATCAGATAGACAGACTAGGACAGTCAGCAGATAAGCTTGACCGTCTTTGGGACTCTATCGCTAACTTAGACCGAGTATACACTTCGATCTCTAACATTGACCGGGTTGATCAATCCGCTGATGCTATTGATAGGGTACTTCTGTCTATTGAAATGCTGGATCGTGTACACTCAAGCATAACAAATCTTGATAGAGTATATACTTCTGTTGTCGAACTAGATCGACTGCATGAAAGCATTACTAAGCTAGATACTATCCACGATAGTTACCTAACTCAGATAGATGACTTGTATGATCGTCGAGGTAAGATTGACGATGTTCACACAAACCTTAGTGATGTCGTAGCAGTCTCCGATAACATGTCGGACGTTAACGATGTAGCTGATATTAAGAATGCTGTAACAGGTGTTAACTCAATCGCAAGTGATGTTACTGCGGTTAATCTAAACAAAAATAACATCGATAACGTAAACAACAACATGACCTCAGTAACAGCCGTAGCTGCTGTAGATGGGGAAGTTCAGATTGTATCTGGTATTTCACAAGCTGTCTTTGATGTTTCCCAAATGCCTACTGAGGTAACCAACGTAGCTTCTGCTGCAACGGAGATACCTGTCGTAGGGCAGAACATCGACGACGTTGTGACGGTAGCTACAGAAATCGACGTTATAAAAGACACAGCAGATAACATAGGCGGCTTCAATACAGTCTTAGTGCAGATGGCAACATCCTTCACTGACTCACAGACAAGATATGTCGAAGCTCACGCATTTTCATAGGAGTAAATAAATGGCAATTTCAGATGAAGTTGCGAACCTTACGTCCTCCGTCAATGACCTCACGGCAGCGGTAAACGTAAAGAAAGCAACTCTCGACCAAAAGGTAGTTGATGCTACCACACAAGCCAACCGTTCTGACTCTGAAGCAGATCGTGCAGTTACAGAAGCTAATCGTTCACACGACGAAGCTGATCGTGCGGCTAGTGAAGCTGATACAGCAGCAATTGAAGCTACTGATGCAGCGGCATCCGCTACTGAGGCAGAGGGTTTCCGAGACGACGCAGCAGCAGTCGTTACGGGGGGACAAGGTTCGATCACAGCAGCAGCAGGTAAGTTACCTATAGCTGATAGCGACGGTAAGATAGATTTTGACTATCTACCTTTAGACGAAACACTGGCATCAATCGCTAGTGCTACAACAAGAAACACCTCTGATAACTTGGTGGATTTCTATAACGAACGTAATCAAAACCAACAGTTATCCCACGTCGATGCGGAGTTAATTCGCCTTGAAGATAAAATTGATAATAAAGAAGACGGTATTCCAGCGGTATATGAAGGTCTGATTGAGCAGGACCACCTAGTTGGTGGCTTTAGCTCCGCTTATCATGCAGAGATTATGCGTGGTATGGGCGGTTCAGGTCTCTACGTTAACCGTAACTATGCTATTGACGACGGTTTCTCAGCTAAACTACGTCCATTCACAGCAGGTTCTAACCAACTTCACCAGCACAACCACCCTAACTACTACCGTATGATTGGCCTAGGTGAGCAATCAGCGATTGTTAATGGTTACTATGTGCGAACTACACACAATGACCCTCGTTTGGTTGACCAAGACGATAATGAATTAAACGCTCCGTCAATCCCAGCAAGTGTTGCAAGCAAGCCTACAGGTGTTTCTTTGAGTGGTACTACTACTACAGTAGATACTGCGAACGACACACAGGCTAAATACTTCCGTAACCAGTTTACTGACCACCTAGATGACTGTCGCTTAGACTTAATCTACATGGAAGTATGGTTGCAGAAGCTAACTACTGATGGTGCATTAGATGACTACTCGTTATCTTTCCGTCACTCAGAGAATGCTGACACACTCCGTGGACTACTTAACTCAGCCGAGAAGCTTAACTTCTCTGGTGCAAAAGATCAGCCAGAAAATGGTTCATTCCGTTCAGGTATGATTACTTTTGTAAGCGAAGACGGAACACCTGAGTTTGCTTTCGTTACTTATCGTTTACGAGCAACTCCTGTCGGTAAGCCTTCTACTCGTCAAGCTAAGACTACTTGGACTGAGGGTGATGTTTCCCCACAGATTAACTTTGGTGTTGTTGGTGCTGCCTTTGGTGGTACTCATGGTCACGGCTTAACTGTACCTTTGACTGCTGCCGAGATGAATACACTACTTAGTGGTGCAACTATCTATGCAGAGACAGGTTACGCCCGTTCGCCAGATTCCCCAGATGAAGAGAGTCACTCTCACTTGTGGTCGTTGACTTGGAACGGTTCCACTGTAGTAGGACAGTCTATTGGTGCAAGAGGCGTCACAGCCGATGCCCATACTTTCCTAGCAGTAGCTCCGGGTGCAACTAACGTAAACATCGCCAGCTATCGTATGGATAGTGGAATGATGAGTGGTACTCCAGTTATCTGGGACACTACAGTCGTACCTCACGTCCACCCTTTGGATGTTAAGATCGTACAAGACCGTTTTCCATTTGATTTATACAAAGCTGTTAATCACATCATTGATAACGACAACCGTTACAAGCTGGTTAAAGACCAACAAGAGCTTGGTCGTCTACGTGTAAGTGATCCTAATGCTACTTGGAAGGACTTAGCTGAATCAGGTAAGGCCCGTTTCCACATGGAACAGAATGATATGATTTCAATCTGTGAAAGTGTATGGGGACTAGATGGAGCAGGAGCTTACATCTCAGAAGAGATTGACTCCTACGGAAACGACTACGCTACATTCGATGCGTCTAACCAAACTGACCGACTGAACATGGCCCGTTACAACCGTACCTATGGTTATGGTGACCCCGGTGCTTCTGGTCGTCGTTCCGCACGTCGTGGCTTCTCTGATCCTACCCTGTTCGTGGCTAAGACTAATTCATCATCCGTAGTTGAAGGTTACACTTGGATGGTTCCAATTGAGCTAGTTGTTCGTGCGCCTGTAGAAATATGGAACCCTTGGGACATCATTCTGCTTGAAGGTAGACCAGATGGGATAAACAGTTCTGGTTCTGGTAACTCAGCGAGTGACCCGTGGAACGCTGCATTCACACAGTTGTGGTACAGCCTACTTCCACCGGGCTTCTTTAACTCGAATAACGATGATCCTGCTGACACCTCCACAGGTGGTAAGTGGATTATGGCTAATGATGGCAATGCTTATCCTGCTGAAAACTCAGGTATTTGGATCAAGTATGACAACGCTGCCGACTATCGTGATGCGAGTAATAACCCTTACTCAACCGTGTTCAGACAGCGTATGGTAATTGCCCCAGTTTGGCATGAGTTCACTTATGGCAACCAACAGCTTGAAAACTTCAAAGATACGGTTCGTGAAGCCTTGAAAGGCGTTCGTGCTGGCACGTTCACTGACTCCGACATTGATAACATAATTTAATATAGAGGAACTAATATGTCTCTTGAAACAGACTTGCAGGGTGTTATTGCTAACACTACTGCACTCAACGCTACCGTCCAAGGTAAGGTTGATGAAATCGATGCAGCTACAGCGGCTTCCGTTGCGACTACGGACGCCCGTTTAGCTACATTTAACAACACTGATTACCCTGCGATGCAGTCGCAGATTACTAGTGCCACTTCACTTAGGTCTACACCTGATGCTCTTTCTGGTAGTAACACACTTTCTTACGTTAACCCAGATACCACGCTAAACCCAAGCGGCGGCTCCACTTATCAAGCTCGATGGCACAAGCTTATTGAATTTACTGATAACAACCGTACTAACTGTAAATCTTGGATTTACTTTAGTATGCAAGACCCCAACTACGCTAAATACTCAAATGTATATTTGATCACAGTTGTAGGGGCAAACTACAGCCGTGTTAAAGACGCAGATGGTGGCTATGATCCGTTAAACCCAGCAGCTTGGAAAGAAGGTGTTTCTATCACCTTATTGAACGGTAAAGGTGGCGATAGCTTTTATGTTGAGCTTGACCCAAACCGACAGGATTCTGAAGGTAATAATATCGCTGGTGTCTACTCTCAAGGATACCTATGGGGTGGTCGTGGCCAGCTAACTGAATATGCTAACCATTACCCTACTAGTGGTACTGACATAGCTAACGCAGTCCCCGGTATGGCAGTTCCTACTACTGCTGAATATAGGGAAGACCCCGATGGAGATGGTTATTTCTACGCTCTCCCAGTTCCCTTAGATAAGTGGGACGTAATCCAACGAGTAACTATAGATTATCAGAGACCACGTTATGCCACGGCAACTTATAACACGACTAATGGTGTTATGAACCCTAACGATGCTTTGGACAACAACGGTATCGACCCTGTTACTGGCGTAGAGTGGAATTATAGTGGAGCGATGACCCGTGAGCGTCTGTATAACACTGGTGAATTTACATATGAGCCACTGGCTTAAGAGGAAAGTATAATGAGTATTGAACGAGCTATTGAAGCAGCAAAGGAAGTTCATGGACTTTCTGACGCTGAAGCCACAGCAGATAATAAGTATGTGCAATCCATCCTTGCAGTAATGCTGGAAGATGATGTCAAAATTGCACAAGAAGAATTAAAGTTTGACGCACTAGAGTATCTGGCAAAAACAGATTGGTATGTAAGCCGTAAAGCCGAGACAGGGAAAATCATTCCTGAAGATGTCTTGCGTATGCGAGCCAATGCACGTGCTGCTATCGTATAAAAATATGGGAGGGCTTCGGCTCTCCCTTTACTTTAGGAGCCACTAATGGAGTTTCAGACACTATTCAACGCTGCCTTAGGTGGCGTGATGATGCTATCTGGCTGGATTTTTAGAGCAGGATGGACATCTATGGTATCACTAAGGGAAGACCTTAGGATGCTAGAGAGAGAAATTCCTCACATGTATATTAGACGGGAAGAGTACCGTGAAGATATGCGTGAAGTTAAAGAAATGTTAAGGCATATTTCATCCAAGCTAGACGATAAAGCAGACAAATAAACAAGCCCCTCTTCGGAGGGGTTTAGTTTTTTAAGGAGACTAAAAATGTTAAGTATCCTTGCTAAAATCTTTGGTAATGGTGACGTGGTTAAGTCAGGGCTTGCTCTGATTGATGACCTTCACACCAGCACTGAAGAAGAAATAATTGCAAAGACCAAAGCGAAGACAGACTTATTGAGTTCGTATGCACCCTTTAAGATTGCTCAACGCTACTTGGCAGTGATGTTCACCGTAACATTCCTTTCAACCTTTGTGCTTGTACTGAGCATGACGCTGTATGGAAAGGGTGACATCGATGCCGTCAAATCAATCCTCGGAGACTTCTACATTGGTGAGATCATGCTCACTA